CACTGCGCCTCCTCGCCCGGAACGTAGGGCTCGCCGCGGAAGTTCACGACGTTCGAGAACTTGGTCTTGCAGTCGGTGACGAGGCGCTTCTTGCAGCCTGGGTACACCGAATAGGCGTTGCCGGAGGCGACGGTGCCGACCATCGGCAGGGCGAGCGTGAAGGTCTTGGTGGCGCCGTTCCAGCTCTTGACTTCCATGCTCTTGCCGTTGTTCGGCCCCGACGTCCATGTGAGCTTGCCGCCGTCGAAATAGCCGGTGGCTTCCGTGCGGCTCGAATCGCCGAAGACGGCGTTGCTCGTCACGCCGGTCGCGCTGCCGGTGACGGTGTAGGTGGCGAGGTTGACGCCGCAGCGCGCGTCGCCGAGGTCGGCGCGGCAGGAGGCGGTATAGACCTCGCCGATGGTCTGCTGCAGCGCTTGCGCGAGGCCGCGCAGCTCGGCCGCGAAGCTCGCGCGGTTGACCTTGACCTGGCCGAGCCGGCCCTTGCGCAGCCACAGCACGCCATCGGCGACGGCGTTGTAATTCACGCGGAAGATCTCGACGAGCGCGTAGTCCCACACGCCGGCGAGCAGGTCGGCCTCGGTGATGGTGGCGGCATCGAGGACGCCCGTAACCTCGAGGTTATCGACCGCGAGGTCGGCGCTCGACACCACCGCGCTCGGCGTGTAGCCGGTTGCCGCCTGGTAGAGCTGCGCGGAGACGATGAGGTTGGCGACGTGGTCGGTGAACCCGAAGATCACGCCGTCGGTGCGCGTGACTTTCCAGCACGTCGCCAGGGTGGTGACTTCACCCGCGAGGTGGCTGGCGAGGTTGGCGCTGACGGACTTCACGGCGCGCGCTCAGAGCCGCAGTTCGCGCAGGACGATCTGATCCCACGTCTGGAGCTTGGAGATGCCGCCGCGCTGGGTGGCCTGCAGCCAGTCGGTGTCGAAACGCACCGGGACGTCGAACTGCCCCGACCAGGTGAGGACGTCGCCGCCGCCCGGTGCGGTGCCGCCGAAGGTGACGATGCCGGTTGTGGTGTCGACGCTCACCTGGCCGGCGCCGGGCGCGCTCGGGACGATCGTCTGCGCGACGGCGTTCTTGTAGATGAGGAGCGTGCCCGAAACCGGCTTCTTGATCGCGCGGTCGAAGTTGGTCGAGCCGGAGGTGTAGCGCTTGTTCATCTGGTAGGTGGCGGAGCCGGTGCCGACTCCACTCCCGAGCAGGCCCACGGTGGACGTGGCCGAGAAGTCGGCGACGTCCTTGAAGCGGAAGCCGTGGCCCATGCCGCGCACGGCGATGAAGAAGGCCTTCAGCTCGTCGAATTCGCTCTGCGGCCGGTTGAGGAGCGCGACGACGTAGCGGTGCCGCGGCTGGTCCCACGCGATGTTGCGGCTCTCGTAGCCGCTCGACATTTCCGCGATGTCGGTGAGGAACTCCGGGCCGCCCTCGGCGTCGCGGGCGATTTTCTCGGGGAAGCGCGGGGATTCGTAGAAGGCCACGGGCTCACCCGTTCCGGCGCGAGGCGCGCGCCACCGCGCGGCCCACTTCGGCCGCGACTTGCATGGCCGAGCGCCGGTCGGCGCTGCCGCTCATGCTGATGTTGACGACCACGCCGCCGCCTCCCGAGGCCGCGACGCCGAGCTTGCCGTCGCTGCCGCGCTTGAGCGGCATGATCGCCTCGGGGCCGGCCTCGCCCATCAGCCCGACACCCGAGGCGAAGGGGAACATCGTTGGCCGCGCGACGACGCCGCCCTGGGCGAACGGCACGACGCCCGAGGGCGCGAATACGTTGCCCTTGGCGTTGCCGAACAGGCCGCCGATGAAGTCGAAGAGGCCGCCGGCGCCGCCCTTGCTCGCGGCGTCGATCCCCTTGCCGAAGAGATCGAGGAACGGCTCGGTAACGAGCTTGCGAGAGGTGAGCTTGATGAGGTCCCGCTCGAGGCCCTTGAGGATCTCTGAAAAGCTTTTCCCACCGCTGATGGCGTCTTCGAAGGCGGAGGAGAAGGTTAGGCCCAGCTCGCGCGCGACGTCGGCGCCGTTTTTGGCCTGGTCGGCGATCTCCTGCCAGTCGCCTTTCGTGAGCGCGACGCGCTCGCCCGCGGCGGTCCACGTGTAGACCAGATCGTCGGAGGCGGCCTGCAGGCGGTCGATTTCCTCGATCATGCCGCGCAGGCCCTGCTCCTCGGCGCGCTTGGCGGCCTGCTCCATTTCGCGGAACTGCGCGATCGGCAGCTCGATGCGCTCGCCGGCGGCATTCCAGGTGGTGACGAATTCTTCCGCCTGCGCGAAGACGTCGTCGGCATAGCTTGCCCACGCGCGCTGGCCCTCTTCGGTGAGGCGCTTTTCGCGTGCCACTGCCTCGGCGCCGTACTTCTTGCGAAGCTCCTCCAGCTCCTTGAGCCGCTTCTTCTCGGCCTCGGCCTTGGCGTCCGCCGCGGCCCGTTCTGCGGCTGCGGTCTGGGCGGCTGCGCCCATGCGCGCGGCCTCCGCGGCGGAGGGTTGGATCGTGCCCGTGGCGACGTTGGAGCCCTGCCCTGCTGCGCCGGCAGCGAGCGCGACCTTACCGGCCGCGCCGACGATGCCAAACGGCCCCGGCATCTTCGCGAGCTTGTCGAGGAAGTCGGAGAGCTCGGTCTTGGTGCCCTGCAGCTCGTCGCGCAGGTTCTTCAAGAGATCGGCGGTGCGAGACAAACCCTTGTTGAGCGTGCCACCGATCACGCCATCGGTGCGCGCCAGCTCCTCGAGGAACTCTCCCCACGATTTCGAGAGGTCTTTGGTGGCCTTGTTGAGCCCGGCGTTCATCCGCTCGGCCACGCCCCCGATCCGGCTCTCGACGATGGCAAGCTTCGCGGCCTGCGCGCCGGCGACGTCGCCGACTTCCTGCAGGCCCTTGATCGCGTCTTCCTCGGTCTTGGTGAGCTTGCCGAACTGCCGCTCCAGGCGCCCGATTCCGCCCTCCTGGTTGGAGAGCGCGGTGCCGATCGCCTGCGCGGCGGTCGGGAGATCGGTTCCGGTGAAAGCCGCGAAGTCCGCCGCGGCCTTGAGCGCGCGTTCGAAGTTCGATCCGGCGATCTCGCCGAACTTCAAGAGCTGCGCCTGCGCGTTGCGGATCGACTCGTCGTCGAATTCGGTGAGGTTGACGAGCTCGTCGTTCAGGTCGTCGAGCTGCTTTTTCGTGAGTCCAGCAGCGTAGCCGGTTGCCTGCAGCGTGGCGACGAGCCGCGCCTGGCTCTTCTCGGCCTCGATGCCGGCATTCGCGATCTCGCGCAGGCCGAAGCCGCCGGCGAGCACGGCAAAGGCGGTGCTCGCGACCGTGCGCAGCCGGCCGAAGCCGGCCTCGAGGTCGCTCATGCTGCGCTTGAAGCTGTCGAACCCGGCGCGCGATTGGTCGTCTACTCGGATTGCAACGCGGGCTTCGTTCTGCGCGGCCATTTAGTTGAGCCTCATGCTTGACTCGATCGCCCTGGCGATGGCCGGGAGCTGCGCCTGCGCGGTGGCGCGAATGCGGGTGCGCTTCCTGACCTGCACGCTCGGCACGAGCACCGCGATCGGGACTTCCTTGATCCTCCCCGCGCCACCGAAGCGCTTGCGTGCGGCGGTGGTGAAGCGGCGCGTCACGCTGCGGGTGTCGGCGATGTTCTCGGCGAACACGATGACCTTGCCGCGCACGTTCACGAAGCTCGCGTTGCCGGCGCGGATCAGCTCCCGCATGACGGTCGAGAACCGCTTCGCGCCGATGCGGATAAGCGGGATGAGCAGCCCGCGCCCGCTCTTGGGCGTGAGGGTGCCGCCGGTCTCGAAGATCTCCACCCAGGGCGCCTTGAGCGCTCCGGCGAGCATCATCGGCGGGATGTCGCGGCGCGCATCGAACACCTTGGCGCCGAACGCCGAAACGAAGTTCTGCCGCTTGACCGCGAACGCGCGGCGCGCCTCCGTCTGCATGGCCGCCTTGACCACCGGCTGGGCTTTCTTCATGCCGTTGCGCGTGCCGGCGAGGACGGCGGCCTTCTTTTCGCGCGTCCATGCGGCGAGGACGTTCGGATCGAGGAGCCCTGCGCCGGTGAGCGACACTTTCATCGGCGCATCTCCCGCGCGTGGTGGTCCGAGACCTCCGCGCGGATCACGAGCAGGCGCTCGATGAGCGCCTCCGGGTCTTCCACGTCGAAGAGGCCCACCGCGAGCGGCAGGCGCTCGGGCTCCCAGCCGCCCATGAAGCTGTAGACCTCGAGAGCCAGCTCGCCGCCGGCGTCCAGAGGCGGGCGCATGCGCTCGGCTTCCTCGATCGGCATCCGGAACATGCTGGCCATGGTTTGCGCGCCGCCGCTCAGGTCCCAGGCGACGCGCTCGGCGAGTTTTTTCGTGCCTCCTCCAGCGCGTCCCGGCGTGCGAGGAAGCGCTCGAAGAGCGGCCCGGCGAGCTCCGAGGCGAGCTGCTGGTCTTCTGCCATGAGCAGGCGCGCGGCCGTCGGGCTCCATGGCAGCGGATCGCACGGATCCGCATCGGGCACGAGCCAGGCGGCCGGGATAGCGTCCCAGCCGATGACGTGCTCGGGCAGCAGCTCGCGCGCGAAGTTCTCGATGTCGAGCCGCTCGCCGGCGGCCTCCAGGCGCTTGAACACCTGGCGCGCGGCGGACTGGGTCGGGATGCGCAGCCGATAGCGGCGCCCGCCGACCCAGTGGTCGAACTCGCGGGCGCCTTCGTACCGCAGCTTGAGCTCGGCGGTGTCCATCAGCTCGTGTAGGTCTTGCTGTCCGGCGAGGCCGAGAGCGTGATGGACGCGACCAGCAGGCCGTCGACCACCGTCGGCTCGTCGGAGAAGCCCCAGTAGGCGTTGCCGTAGATCTTCGCGCCCGAGGAGAGGGTGATCCGGTACGGATAGAGCGAGCCGGCGCGCGCCGCTGCCTTGACGATATCGAACCAGGCGAGGCTCGGATCCCAAAACGGGTTAAAGGTGAGCTGCACGCCTTGCGCGAGGATCGGGACCTGTTGCGTGCGCACGTCGTCGAGGGTCGTCGCGTCGGAGAACTGGAAGCCGCCGCCGCCGGACTGCACGTCGCGCTTGAGCTGGGAGACGGTGGTCCATGCGGTGACCTCCCGCACGGTCCCGGTGCCGGAGCCCGCCGGGTAATCGGTGACGCTCGACGTGTTGATGCCCTCGAGCGTGACGTCGTTGGTGGCGACCGTCTTGGCGCGGACCACCATCTTGTCGATCCGCTTCCAGCCGCTCGTGACCTCGATGATGTCGCCGACGATGACGCCGTGGCCGGTTCCGAGCGTTGCGACGGCTTCCGAGGCGTTGGTGATTGCCGACATGGTGGCCGCCGTGCCGAAGGTGCTGGCGATGGCAAGCTGCAGCCCTTGTGCCTTGATGATGGACATGAGATGACTCCTTTCTGACGTTCAGGTCTGAATGAGCGCGTCGGGAGCATCCGCCGCGGTATAAAGCTCGGCCGTAAAGCGCATCTGCACGGCGCCGGACTCGGCCTCGGTCTCGGCGTCGAGCTCGATCTCGCATCCGGTATAGGTGAGCCGCACGCTCTTGCTGGCGACCGTGATCGCCGCGGCGAGCGCGGTCTCGACTTCCTTGCCGATCTGGTCGAGCGTGTCGTCGAGATTGGCCGCAGCCTTGGCGATGCCGTCCACGCGCACCTCTATCTCTCGGCGCTGCCCCTCCGGCGCGTCCAGCGTCTCCGGCGTGACGGTCTCGGAGTTGGTGTAGACGAGCAGACACGGAAGCTCGGACGCCTGCACCGGCCAGGCGCGGCTCTGGAAGACGCGCGAGCCGGTCGTGGCGAGCCCCGTGACGGCGGTCGCGACGGCCTCCCTGAGCTGG